ACGTGAATGTATTTGGATCCATTGTCCGTTATATCTCACAAGAAAAATGGAAGTTTGTTCCATTATTTTCTTTAAGACACGTAAGTGGTAAATGGAAGTAATACTCCGGGGAATAGCAGCTGTAGCTGCTAACTATATAGTTCATTATGGAGCTTCTAGAGTCTATGATGGATTCTGTGTTCCACATAATTTACAAGAAGTAGTTCGTACACTCTTTACAACCTCCAGTCCAATTTGTGTAGTTTCATTAGGAACAATGCAGATGACACAGAATAACTATGGAACTTTATTAACAACTACATTAGCATCTCATTTAGTAAATGCTCTAAGGGTATAATAACAAATGACTTGGGTGACTTCATCAAATGGTGTTTTTTCTATAAATATGAATGAACCGCAGTTGTTATATGCTAAACCAGGTATTGTAAAACATGAATGGATTAAAAGATTTACTGGAAAACCAATGTATCAAGGACGAATTCCATATATATTTGCTCATCTACTCAATCCAAATGACTGTCTTCAATTTGCGGAGTCAATGGCTTCTGGAATTCTTGGATACAATGAAGAAGCTTGTATTTTTAAAGAAAGACAGAGTAATCTTAACTTTGGAGACACAGATAAACTTAATATCGAGATTGCAAAGAATAGTGCGAATATTCTTAACGAAAATGCCAATCCAGGAGTGGGTGAGGCATACGCGATTGTGAGGAAGAGGGTAATGAAAGGTAAAGCACCTTATCATATTGGATATGTATTATTCAGAGATGGGGACACTAATATTACTTTGGAAGCAGACGCCGGAAATATAGATCTACAGCATCCTGTTTTTGATATGTACAGCACAACAGACCCTGCTAGATCATGGCATACTAGGTATTTTGAAGATTATAAACCAGCGTCTACGATTGTTATTTTAAAGAATTAAGGCGACTTTAGACCCGTGGGAATCCAACTAGGTTGGCACCGATACCGAAACCGGCACCTGTGCGAGCAGACGCTCCAACGCTAGGGGCATAGATATCCAAGATCGCAAAGGTGGCAGTGGCGACAAGGGCGATCATTCCAACCTCGGCGACCTTGAGAGTCTTTCCAGGTAGAACGAACGCAGCAATTGCAACTGCAAGACCTTCAAGGAGATATTTTACGAGACGAGTGACAATATCGGCAACATCAACTCCAGCAGAGGGTGTGGGCTTGGGCTTAGAATCCATTTGTTTGGTTCTTAAGCAGGAAGAATTTTTATCAAACTCCATAGTATAATTTATACGAAACGATTGAGACTCCAACAACCCAAACTAACCACCAAGGAACGTAGAGTGATATATATTGAAGAATCAAGAAGAAGATGACTGCATGAACAGCTGCTGCTGTCATAATACCTGAGCCAGGAGGCAATGTAACTATGAAACCAGGGACGAGAAGAAAGAACAAATACGCGGTGGTGAAGATATCATACATTTATCTTCTGCGGAGAAAGAACTTAAGGTCAAGTCGCAAGAATAAGTAAATGCCCCTTACTGAGCTTCCAAAGGCAGATGAGAATGGTCCAATTGATTACTTGGACGAAGACCCAGAGATCCCTACACAGAAATATTGCGTCGTTTCCTTCATCAGTCCTGAGAAGGTGATTAAGCAGAAGAACGAATTCATGTTTGAAAAGTTTGTAGCCTGGATGGATTACGAATGGAAGATCAAGGGACTTGAAAACTTCATGGCATTTTTGTCCAAGAAGTACTCCGTCAAGATTGATGATCTTTTGAAGGATGCGAATGACTATGTGAATGTGCGTAAGGAGGAGGTCAAGAAGACTGATATCCACGAGCAGTATCAAGTCTTTTTGCTCAAGAACGAGAAGGAGCTTCAGGAGATGTACGATAACCAGGTTGAGTTCAGAACCAATATGCGTGGTGTCAAAGTTCGTCGTGCATTTGCAACCGTTGAGGAGACTCAGATGTTTGCTAAGGTTCTTCAACGCCGTTATCCAAAGGACAACTTGTACATTGGTAAGGTTGGAGCATGGCTTCCTTGGGATCCATCTGAACATTTGATGCCTGAAGTTGAGTATGCTGAGAAGGAGTTGAATGAGTTAATGAGAAAATACAAGGAGAACGAGTCTAATAAGGAGATGTTCTTTGCTGAACAGCGTGAAGAAGCTATCAAGGCTCAAAAAGAGGAGAATGAAAAACGCAAGAAGCAGAATGCATTAGAAGCAGCTCAAGAGAAGAAGACCTTGGAGGATGGATTAGCAGATGCTTCTAAGCCTATTCACCCAAGTGAAGGAGCCTTGAGGGATTAACGACGACGTCTTGTGTAACGTGATTTCTTACCACGACGGATCGTGAAGGTCTTTGTGGACCGTGTCTTTCTTCGTCTTCTTCCTCCTCGATCTCCAACCATAAGTCCTCCAAATAAATCTGCAAGTTCATCACCTTGACCTTGACTTGCTACAAAAGCATCTTCTCCATCTTCTTCTAAATTACGAACAACTGCAGCTGTTACTGAAGGAGGAACAGCAGATGGTAATGCGTTTACTTCAACAACTTCATCCACAGGAACCTGAACAGGTGCTGCGGAAGGAGCGGCTTCCATTTCTAAATCATCCGCAAGAGGAGCTGCATTGAATGCTGCAAATGAAGCAATAGCAGGTTGAATCTTATTTGAAACTTCTTGCATAAGTCTTTCTCTATTTGCAGCGCTTCGTTCAGTTACTTTGAGAGCTTCACTCCAAACACGACGATAAGTTGCGATACGAACTACTAATTGTTGATTTAAGGATTCTTGAATCTTCTTAATATCCGCTGTAGTTAATTTTGGATCTACATTATTGGTTAATGAAATCTTGAATGTTAAACGTCTTCCTTTGCCAGTAGCACTAAATCCTGCAGCCGCTAAAGTTTCTGGCGCAGGAAATGATTTTTTAGATCGGGAAGGAGGTGTAATTATTTTTGTACCTCCTGAACCTGTTTTTACATCAAAAACATACATAAAAACAACCTCAGGCATTATTTATTAATACTATATTAGAATAATGAGAGGTCTTAGAAAGACACGTCGTCAAAAATATTTAAAAAGAGGTGGTGATCGTGGAAAGGTTTTTGATCCTATTATGGTCGAAGAAGTAGATACAGATGTTTTTCTTAATGGAACTCCAAATGAACCTCTAGATGATGGTGATAGGAACGATAGAGTTGTAGTATTTTTAGATGATACAAGATCATCAGGTATGGGTTTATTTAGAAGTCGATTGAGAAATCCTTCACTAGATCAAATGTATGGAAATGCTTATAGAGAAAATATTGTAGGCGATGAAAATAATAGTTTTCTAACATTGAGTGTAGGAGACATTAATACAACTGTGTCTTTGAGAGATTACAATTTGATTATAAATTCTCCACTTAGGCATTTCATTTTAACTAAAACAACAAGAACAACTAAGAAACTATTTTCATATACTTTAATGTATGCTCATTTTCAAACACTACAAGAAAGACCTGAATGGATAGAATATGTTAGAAATAATCCAACAGAAGCCCGAGCATCAGCTGTAAGTGGTGCTCATGGTCAAGAAGGAACTGATAGAGAAATATATAGTGTAACGCCACTAACTCAAAATCAATATACCGAAACAATACCAAATTTACAAAATCCAGTTACTCCACCAGTTACTCCACAAGTTCAAAGAGAAAATAGTAGTGAAATACTTGCAAGACAATTACAAGAAGAAGAAAATCTTAATTCAGATGAAATTCTTGCAATGCAATTACAAGAAGAAGAACTTAGTGATCAACCTCCACAGGCAGTCCCAGAATATAGACAACGACCTAAAAAAATATCAGCAAAACAATCTGATTATATACGTTATCGAACACAACGACAAGCAGATTTAAATAGACATCTTGATGAATCTTCACGTTCAAGACGAGACAAAATTCTAAAACAACGTCGAGAATATTCACCTCAAAACCCTATTTGGACTAATCAAGTATGGGGAAATGAGCTTACACAGTATTATGCTGCTCAAAAAGAAGCTGCTGAACGTGCTAGAAAACCTCAAGAGGTAGCCCAACGTGCTAGAATTCAGCCTATTATTCCTCTTCGTCAAAGGGCTGATGAAATGCTAAGACGTCAAAAAGCTTATCAAAGTCAATTTCCTCAACGTGATAATAACCCTCCTACTTGGCTTGGAGGACAAACACATTCAATAAGTTCTATTCGCGGCCACCGCCTTCCTTCCTTACCCACACGGAGGGTGCGGCGTTCTTCTTCCTCAAAGAAGAGGCGTTATACTCGTCGGCGGCTAGCATAGCTGACTGGAAAGGACGATTATCAGCCCACAACGACTGATCACACAATCTAAATGGTGGGTGCTCTGAAGCCTTGTACCAAAACACTTGATCTTCTAACCTGTTTGAACTAACATTATTACAAATGACTAGACCTTCATAGTTCTCTGTACATTGGTCCATGAAATCACAGAACATTTCAAAAGTTGGAAACATGCCTGCATAATTCTCGTAAATTCTACGACGATTACCTAGGATATTCTCACGAAGAATGAATACAAAATCTACGTTGGTTCTCAGGTTGGGTGTAATACCTAAAGGATACTGCATTGTGATAATTGTCATCATATCGAGGTGACGACCGTTCATAAATACAAATCGTGTAGACTCTTCATTGATCCACTCTTTTGCAGCATACAAGCAGTCATCTAAAATCATGAACGCACGAGGATCAAATGGTGTTCCAGTTGCTTTTGATTTCAAAAATCGTTGTTTGGCTGCAAACTGTCGCTTGATAAAGTTTTGGACCTTTCCAGGTTCGTATTTATCATGAATTAACTTTGAAGGAACAAAAGACTGAAAATACTCGTTCACTGCCTCGGTAGGCGAAATGACGAGACCTGCAGGAAAGCAGTCCTGAACATTGAATAACAGATCACGAGCTAAGAAGGATTTACCGGTATCCTTCTTTCCAATGATCACGATCATAGGACTTTTACGAGAATCCATTCCACATCGGTCTTTGATCATGTCCATGTTGAACTTTTTGAGCTGAAAATTCATCTTGTTCTCCCTGTCGTTTATTTTTTCACATTCATCACCGAGACATTTCATAATGGGAAAGGATTTGAAAACAACTCCCTTGACACTTAAACTTCAACGAATGCCGAAGTTAGATGGAACGCAGTGGTCAATGAATACATTGCAACCCTTTTTTCCGTGTCTTGAGAAGCTTTTTAAGACGGATACAATTGCTGGAATTCATGAATATGGAGTTAAACTTGGTAATCCAATTGAATCAATTGTAGATAGTGATCATGTTAGAGTAGCAGGTCAGACGATTCCTGTTCATCGCAAGACAACGATGATTTTATCACCTTTCAAAACGATGAGAGGAGATTATGGATCGTTTGGAGTTCCTAAACGAACGGATGTTGCCGATGATATGCAAGAACGCATGCAAAGCCCACATACTGCTGCCTATGTAGGAGCAATTACATCCATTGTTTTATCTGAATCTGGATGCGAACATTTTCCTAAAGTGTATGGTGTCTATGTTGGTCTGTCAGACTCTCATACGATTGATATTTCAGATGACTATGAAGATTTGACAGAGAAGTCTTGGTTTGCAGACAAGATTGGAAAGACATTTGAACTTAAACTTAGAACGGCAGGTCATGATGCTGAGTTCAGTCATACACGACGAGCCCGTATTCCTATGGAAACTGCAGATGAGATTCAGTTAGATGGTATTGAAGAAATAGATGCCGAAACAGTTTTGACACCTGAAGACG